GGATGATATCCTCCTCAGGGGGGATAGCAGTTACTATAGATAAAGACTTGAGGACTGTACCGGGGTGGCACTGGAATCCTGATAAGGAAGAAGAGCCGGTATACGTAGAGAAAGAAGATGCCGATGTTTTCTTCTATCTCCAATGGATGACAGGAGATACCACAGATAATATACCGGGGCTGTGGAGAGTAGGACCAAAGAAGGCTGAGAAATTCCTTGCCAATACGCCTAGATCAGAATGGGAAGAACAGATACTGGAGTTATATAAAAATGAGAAACGACCCGAGACAAAGCAAGTAGATATGTCTCCAGAAGACTTTGCCCTAGCAATGGCTAGGTGCGTTAGAATACTTAGAAATGGTGAGTATGATAAAGATAATAAGGAGGTCATCCTATGGAACCCAATGATTGGGTAAGGAATAAACAAACTGTAGAGGTCGGTTTTTATGAAGTAGACCAAGCAAATTATACGGATGAGTTTATATTAAAACTTTATTTTAAAGCTTGGAATAGAAAATCCCGTCTCCCTACTTTTATTTTCTTCCGTATTTTTTCCACTATATTACGTAGGCTTTGGAAAAGACATTTAACTCCCTTTGGTCATGTGAATTTTACTGTGCATGACATGACGTTCGAGACTTATATAGGATTCTGTGGATGGCTTCCTTCTAATAGAGTCACTAAAAAAAGATTCAATAAAGTGGCTTCTGTAAAAATACCTATGAACTCTTACCCCTCTTATGACGAATTAATAGAGCTAACAGGTAAGTACCGCCCACAAGGAAGCGGTCCTCTTATAGCGGCATATTTAATTATGCTTCTGTTTTTCCCTCTATTTAAGATGGGATACCCCAAGCCATCTGGAGATTGTGTTTCCCACACCGTCGAAATACTGAATATTTTTGGTATTAAACAACTAGAGAAGGCTTGGTGTCCTTCTTCACTCTTTAAAGAACTAACTGAGGAAAAAGAATGTCAAATAACATGGATGTCTTCCAAGAATTTATTGTAACGTCTAGATACTGTAAATGGGTGGAAGAAAAAGGTAGACGAGAAACTTGGAATGAATGCGTAGATAGATACTATGATTATATTATAGACACAAACGCATGGGACTGGGGTATCGAGGCTTTCTCTGAGATGGCTAATGAGATAGAGGATTGTAGAGAAGCTACTAAAAACTTAGAAGTTTTCCCATCAATGAGAGCGTTAATGAGTGCCGGAATAGCATCTGATGTAGATAATACCGTGTTCTATAATTGTTCATATCTACCCATCAAAGATGTGCAGTCATTTGCGGAAGTTTTATATATTTTGTGTTGCGGTACTGGTGTTGGGTTTTCTTGTGAAAGAGAATATACCGATCAGCTTCCAGTAGTACCCGAAGAAATAACTAAGACAGAAAATGTAATTATGGTTCAGGACTCCCGAGCCGGATGGGCAGATGCCCTAAAGGAATTGATGAATAGCCTATACGAAGGTAATCACCCTACGTGGGATACTTCGTTGATTCGTCCTGCTGGAGCAAGGCTAAAGACCTTTGGTGGCCGTGCAAGCGGCCCCGAACCACTAGAAAGACTGTTCCGCTATATTGTGAAGTTGTTCTATAATGCATCAGGTCGTAAGCTTAGATCTATTGAGGTACACGACATTGTATGCCTTATCGGAGAAATCGTGATTGCTGGTGCTGTACGGAGGTCTGCCCTTATTTCCCTGAGTGATGTATCGGACCACGAAATGGCTAAGGCTAAGTCTGGCCCTTGGTGGGATCTAGCGGGACACAGAAGCCTAGCCAATAACTCGGCTGTATATAAGAATAAGCCAACACTAGGACAATACCTAGAAGAATGGTCCCACCTCTACGAGTCAAGATCTGGCGAGAGAGGTATCTGTAATAGAAAAGCTATGGCTGCTATTGCGGAGAAGTGTGGAAGAAAGACCGAGGGTGTAGAGTTTGGTACAAATCCCTGCTCTGAAATTATCCTGCGTCCTTATCAATTCTGTAATCTCACAGAAGTAGTCGTAAGACCAGAAGACGATCTGGAGTCATTACGAGAGAAGGTTATCAAAGCTACTATTACGGGTACGATTCAGTCCTCCTTTACCTACTTCCCTTATCTTCGAAAAGAGTTTAAGGAAAATTGTGAGGAGGAGAGACTACTCGGAGTATCCTTTACGGGTATCTACGATAGCAAGCTAATGAGTGGACAGCTTGGTAAGGGTAAACTTTCTTATGTCCTAGAGGAACTTCGAGAAGAAGCCGTAAAGACAAACCTTAGATGGGCAAGGAAGATGAACATCGCCCCCAGTAAGGCCATTACTTGCTGTAAGCCAAGTGGCACTACTTCATGCGTTGCTAATACTTCTTCAGGTCTTCACCCGAGATATAGTGACTATTATATTAGAAGAGTCAGGGCGGATCTTCAAGACCCCCTGTGTAAGTTTATGAAGGATTCAGGAATTCCATTTGAACCCTGTGTCCTAAGACCAGACACTACGGCGGTGTTTTCATTCCCCATGAAAGCTCCATGTAATACAGTAACACAACAAAACATCAAGGCTCTTGATCACCTAGATCTGTGGTTGATTTACCAGAAGTATTGGTGTCAGCATAAGCCTAGTGTAACTGTTTCTTATCACGATGACGAGTTCTTATCTATAGGTCAATGGGTATGGGATAACTGGGAATACGTTTCGGGTATTTCTTTTCTGCCTGCTGATGATCATGTATACGATCAAGCACCGTTTGAAGTATGTGATGCTAGGACATTTAATCTGATGAACGGAGAGATGCCTAATCATATAGATTGGAGTAATCTATCTAACTACGAAAAAGAAGACACCACTACAAACAGCCACACCCTTGCTTGTCAAGGGGGATCATGCGAAGTTGTGGACTTAATGAAATAAGGAATGATATGACACTTAACCCTAATATTCAATTTAAGCTCGATAGAGCGCAACCCCTGAACCAAGCAGAAATGTCCATGATTATTAAAGACTGGACTTCGAGGCTTGAGGAACTGGAGAAGAAGGTTGAAGAACTTTCCAAGAATAGACCCGAAACTAATAGAAGAACTAGAAAAAATGTACCCTCCGATTCAGTTTGACCCGGACGTACCTACAGATCAGTTTATAAAGTTACTAGCCCAGAACGCTGGGCAGGTATCTGTAATTAATAAACTTAAACAAATTCTTAAAGCTCAAGATAAAATAAGAGGAGGACTGTAATGGGACTATTTAATAGAGGCGACTGTAATCCTCCACACGAATTCAATAGTGTAGAATGCTTTAGAAGATGGGAACGCCAACAAGCACGACTCCTTAGAAAAATTTACAGAGGAAGATCTGCTCGGTTGGGAACCGGATATACTAGAGGTACTTATGGGGCAGAAGCAGAATCTAAAATAGAAGTAGGTGCCGCTAGAGGAAGAATAGAGGAATCTAGAAAAAAACTAAAAGAAGTTCTTACATCTCTAGCTAGGAAATCCGTAGGTGCTATGGGTATATCAAAGGGGGAATTTGAAAAGGATGTAACTTTCTCAACCCCGCCTAAGACTAGAAAGATTAAAAATATATCTACTCCTAGTATTCAAGTAGCAGGACTAGAAACTAAGGCAGTAACGGCTGGATTACCGCAACGCTTTTATGAAAATAAAATTGAAGAAAGACCTATTTAAGGAGATAAATTATGTCAACTGGTGGCGGCGGAAGTAGCGGAGATGCGGAAAGAGCAGCACGAGAATCTGAACGAAGATTTAAACTGCAATTAGCCGCGCAACAAAAACAAGCAGCAACGGCTGAATCTGAGGCAGCTTTAGCAACCGCTAAGGCAAGAGCGGCAGAACAGCAGGCTATAGAGAAAACCCAAAAGGAAACTATCCAAGCTATGGAACAAGCTTCGGCTAAGGAAGTAGAAGTAACAGAGGTAGCGGGTACCCCTGATGTACAAGAAATAGTAATGGATCGTCCTACTGTAGAGGGCATGGGTTTTATGCAGATTCCTGAGGATGAAGAAGAAGGACCACGATCATCAGGACAGACAGAACGTGGAGCATAAGGAGACATAAATGTCAGAACAATCTCTAATGGAAAGGTTTAGATTACTCGATAGCAGAAGGCAACGGAAACTAGATCTTGCTAGAGAGTGTTCACGGCTTACTTTACCTATTCTACTTCCTCCTGAATCCTATACAGAAGAGGAAACATTATATAAGCCTTACAGTTCCATACCAGCTAGAGGCGTTACCGCTATGTCTAGTAAAATGCTATCCGCATTAATTCCATTGAATGAGCAACCCTTCTTTAGGTTCTCGTTAAAAAATGGTGTAACCCCTTCCGTAGAGATGGATAATTACCTAGAGGTACTGGCAGATCAGATCTACACTAAATTAAAATCCAAAAACCTAAGAGAAACAGTTTTCCTAGCTTTACAGCATTTGATTGTTGTAGGAGATGTACTATTTATCTTAGAAGACGATATGTCAGCTAGGCTTATTCGTTTGGATCATTATGTAACTAGAAGAGATGTAGTAGGGAATCTTAAAGAGTTGATATTTATAGAATTTGAACTCAAGCCCGAGGCAGATGATGATATTAACGAGTATGATACATTCACCAGTGGATCTCGCGTATATAATAAAAAAGGATACGTCCCTATTTTCATACAGTGTATTTATAATAAGGATAAGGATATATGGGAAGTAACCAAAGAAAAGGACGAAGAAGTAATAGAAACAGGTGAGTTTACTGAGCTTCCTTATATTCCCTTAAGATGGGGCTGTACCGTAGGAGACAACTACGGGAGATCTCATTGTGATGATATTATTGGGGATATTACTGCTTTAGAAGCTTATTCAGAGGCTCTTATAGAGGGCATGGCAGCAGGATCATC